AAGTTCTGCTTGCTGTTTGTTGTAACGGGCAGTCAGTCCTTGGATTTCTTTAGTCAGTCGTGCACGGTTTTCGTTTTCACCTTGCTTGTTTTTCAACGCATCAAGCTGATCTTGTTTTTCTTTGATCTGCGCTAGCAACCCCTGACGACGCTCGATCTCAGACACTTCTACACGTTTACGTGCAGGCGCTTCCAACAGCCTAGCTTCAGCAGCTTCCAGTTGTTCCTTAAGAGTTTCAAGCGCCTTCTGGGGGGAAGCAAACGGACGCTGGCTTGCAGGACGTATGTCTTTTGCTCTCTTGCCGCGGGTAAACTGCGGCTCTTCCAGACGCTTCATCAGGTCTGTAATGTCTTGCGTTACTCTAGAGTCGTGCTCTGCAAAAGAATCAAACTTCTTTTTGCGCAACAAATAGCGCTTTTGCATTTCTTCACGCGCTTTGTATGCAGGGCTGTCAATCGGGCCTTCTGGCATAGCCAACCATTTCTGGCGTGCAGGCTCCAATTCTTGACGGCGATAGCGCTCCATCTGATCGCGCAGACGCACCAACTCTTGCTGTTTGGCTTTAATCTTGTTGCGAACCGGTCTTTGCTGTACTTCTACCAGCTTGTTAATATTAGCTATCAGAGCATCACGTTTTGCCGTTAACTCAGGAGATTTTGCATAGTCTTTTTTACTTAACTCAGCCAACTCCTCTTGCATCTTCTCCAGTTTGTTGACTCGGGTAACAACTAGCTCTTTAACAGGCTTGGCTGGGTAGCGAGTGCTCAACTCTTTGAGCGACTCGTATATGTCATTTGTAGCTTGCAGAATCTGAGCGCTGGACAGTGGTGGCTGTCTTTTAGCCGCACGCAGGTGCGCAGCTTCTTTTAGTGCGGTCTGTACGTATTCGTTGCGTATCTTAGCTAGACGCACTAAGTCGTATTTGTGCGGAGCGTCTTTAGCTGTACGTTGTGCTTCTAGCGCTTCAATCAACCTGTCGTACGCATTGTCTTTACTTTCTTTTTGACGCTTGGCTTCCAGCGAATGCCGCTGTAAACTAATAACTTCGTTGTCTAAAGTTTTAAGTTCTGCCGCACCGCTAACTCCCATGACTTGTGCCAACTCGTTGGCGTCTTTGGCCTCCATCTTTTCGATGGGCGGCAGGGTAGTGTCAATAGACACTGTGCGCTTGGGAGCAGAAACAATCTTTTCGGCAAACTTTTCTTCAATGCCTTCGGTACGACGGCGCTGTTTACCTTCTTGAATGTGGTTTAGTAGGCGCTCAAGTTCCTGCGCTTGCATGTCACGCCACAGAACTTCCTTGGCTTTCTCCGACAGGTTGCCTTCGGTATCGTACAGATTGTCTTCTGCAAACGGATCAGCCATGTACTGATCGAGTAAATCCTGCGCTTGTTTTTTGCTGGTGTCTAACTTCTCACGCAGCCGGGTTTCAACAAAGTTTGCGTCTTCGGTGACGTTCAGATCAAGCTTTCTGTTGCTTAGACCTTTAAGGCCAAGAATGTCTTTGACTTCTGAGTTGATGATGCCTGAGTCAATTGCTTCGTCAACGCCCGTCTTTGCAACTTTGGGTTCTTGCGCCAACAGATCTTTGGCTTCCTTCTCTGACAAGTCACGGCTAACGCCCTTCTCATCAACGATGTAAGGTATGCGTACAGTGGGGCCTGTAGGAAGTTTGCCGGCTGGTGGGTAAGACAGTAGTGTTCGGACATCAGTAGGCGCTCTTTCTTGCGGCACTTCACGGTACAAAACTTTAGGCGCGGCTTGTCCTTTTGCTGGCTCTGGGCCAACGTAGTCGGGGTCAACACCACGACGCAACGAATCAGCGTACTCTTCAGGAGTTAAAGATTTTTTCTTACCTTCTTCTTTGGCTTGAATCTTTTCTTCGTACTCTTGTTCGCTTTCAAACAATGCAGTTTGTTGTTCTGCGGCTTTCTTCTGTGCGGCTGTTTCAACGCCGGGCTGAGCGCTTACAGTAGCGCCACGGTTTTGCAATTCTTCAATGTCTTGTTGTTTCCAACGTTCTTCAAAACCCGGAGCAAACATGTCTTCTTGCTCAGTAGGCATAGCACGCACTAAGCGGTTGCCAACTTCGCCAGAAACCCTGCGCTCAACGCCAGCTTGTGTAGTTTGTAGCGTATCTAACTGAGCCGCTAATGTTTGGGCTTTGCCAAAGTCGCCATTGTCTAAAGCTTTTTGCAACGCTTTGCGAACCGATCCTATGTCAGCTTCTGTAGGCACCAGCTGGTTAAGTTGTTTAAGCGTGCTTCTTAGACTCTCTTCTGCGGGAGCCATCTTCTCAAGCTGTTTAGACAGAGCAATGACTCGCTGCATGTCCTGCTTGGCCATAGCGTCTTGCATTTGTCTTTGCAAGTCTGGAACCACGCGACGCGCTTGCTCCAAGTCTGTTGTGACACGCTCACGCAGCATTGCCTGCAAAGTATCAAACGGTTGATTTTGAACTTCGTCATCGGTGTAGCCCAACTGTTTGGCTATGTTGTTGAGCCGTTCAGTACGAGCACGCTCTGCGTCAGGCAGTTCAGAAAACTTGCCCACAATCGTTTCATCGCCCATTTGCGCCAGCAACTCAGGCGTGCCCAGCTTTCTAGCTTGGGCTAAACGTAGTTCTTCGGCTTTAGCGTCAGCGGCTTGTTGCTTAGCTAACGCTTTATCTTGGGCAGCTTGTTGTTCTCTTGCTTCTTGTTCTTGAAGCTGGCGCATCTGTTCTTCTTGACGCGCAATTTCCTGTTGCTGAGCACGCTCACCACGAGCCGCTGATCTGTCTGCTAAACGACCAACTCCGCCAATAGGAGCAAGCAAACCGACTTGGTAGGCAGTTTCACCGTATTCTTTTAGTGCATCTGGAGAAGATAAAGACAAGCCTGCTTGCGCACGCTCCAGCATTTGTTGCGCAATCTCCGTTGGGATTTCAGCAACAGCGCCTGTGGCCACACCTTTGCCAAGAGTAGCCAATAGCCTTTCGTCTGCCAGTTTTGCAACTTGTGCGGCAGATTTACCCAGCAGTGCTTCTGCCGGAATCCCAGTCAATTTACTAACAAGACGTCCACCCAACGGGATAAACGTACCAGCCACATCAAGAGCGGCTTGAGGCACGGCAGCGGCAGCGGCAGCAGTGCGGTCAATTAAAATTGGAGTACCTGCTTCTTGCTGTTCAGCCGCTTGACGCTCAATATTGCTACCAAACATCTGCACAAGGCCGGGCAAAGCCGCACCGCCTAAACCACCCACCACCCGCCCCATAGGGCCAAACGCTGCACCAGCGGCTTGGCCTGCACGAGCACTGGCTAAAGTAGTACCTATGTTGGGCAGCTGTTCAGCAATAGCGGCAGGAATTTGGCTGATAGCTTCGCCTGCGGCGGGCAGAATGCCGCGTTCACGGTATGCTTGTTGGACTTTTTCTAGGCTAACTTGGTCTTCGTAGCGCTGTCCCATGTCTGCGCCACGGGCAAGTCCGGCACGGGCGGCTTCTTCGGGAGACCCCATCAAGGCGCTAATACCTGTGCGCCCACTAGAGATTAAGGATTCAACGCCTTTACCTAGCGCGGCTCCAATGCCGGTTTTCTTTTTAGGTTTTTCTTCTTCTTTTGCCGCAAGGGTTGGGGCTACTTGCGTTGCAACGTAGTTCAGAATGTCGGCTTCAGAAGCGCCAGCAGGCCCTTCAACTTTGTATATACGCCCATCTGGGCCTTCAACTTTGTATATGGGCATTGCTGCTTGTCCTAATTTTTACGGGGATTCAGCCCCCAAGAATTTGAATCCAGCAGTACTGGATCCGCCTGCCCCAATTGTAGACTTTAATTTCATCTGTGTGTAGATGTCGTTGCGGATACGTTGTGTTGCGCTCTTCAAAGCCGCGTCGCGTTCCGCTTGGGTAGGCATTAAGTTTAACTGCATTTTGTTGGCTTTTTCCCACTCTCCAACACGATCTTGCACAAGTTTTTCTGCTGCCTGTAACGGTTTATCGCCTTGCTCAAGCGCGTTGTACTCTACTGCCGCAGCTACAGGATCGTTGCCGTGTTTCTGCATGAGCCCCGCCCAAATTTGTTTGGTGCGCGTGTCGTTAGACGCGCTGATAGTCGCCATTGTGCGCTTGGTTTGTTCGCTTTGTTCGTAAACTGTTTTCTGTCCCTGTAAGTACTGAGAAAACACATCATCCGCCTGTTTACGGTTAAGCCCGTAAATGTCTTTAGCAAAAGCAAAAGTAAGTTTTTCGCCATCTGCCAACGCGTTGTCTCGTTCTTTTTCTAGTGCCCGGATATCGCGCTTGTTAAGGTCTTTACGATTCATGCGCAAATCTTCAATACGGTCATTGGCTTCGTCAAGTCGCTCTTGCGCAGCCCGCAAATCTTTAAGACCCGCGGCGTACTGTGCAGTGCCTACTTGTGCGCCTTTACCAATTGCAGTAGCAAGACCGCCTGGCGTGGACATAATGGCCAGCCCAGCATTTAACAAAGCCAGCCCCGTATTCTGGTCTTTTTGCGATTCAAGTTTTTTGCCGCGCTCAACAAGACGGTCAGACCGGTCTTTGTAAACGTCGCCTTCTTCTGTAACTTCTTTGGCCCGTCTGTCTAAAGCCTCTTGAGCACGTTGTTCCGTACGTGACTTAAGCTCTGCAAGCTGGTTTCGAAGTGCGCCAACTTCATAGTCCGTATTACCAAATGCTTTCTTTTGCGCTGCCTGAATTGATTCCATGCTGAACGGATTGTTGCTTGCAACAGAAGCTGTTCCACTCGCAGTGCCAGCACCGGCTTTGCCTCCAGACAGCGCAGTGCCTGATAAGACAGATGATTGGCCACCCTGACCACCGCTTGTGTTTGCCAAAGTGCTGCTCGACAAAACCGAAGAAGGTGCTGCGCTTGGAGATGCGCCCAGACTTGGGCCAGCGGCAGCAGATGCGTTATCTACACCGGGCGCAGCAAAACGGGCAGCGTCAGCGCGGTTAACTTGCCCGCGAATGTCTCCCCCAGAAGGCGCAGGGGGTATGTTTGCAAGCGCTCTTGCGCGGGGGCCTTGCAAGTTTGTGTTGCTTGCCAAGAACTTTTCGTACGAGGTAGAAACAGGGGCTTTGCCGGGAACAACGTAGTCAAGCACGTTAGCTCCAAAAGACCCCACATCTGCTGCCGCTTCTCCAAGGCCGCGAACTAACCCCGTACGTGCCCTACCAAACTCACCACGAAAAATGTCCGACGCTGTACCAGCCAAAGACGTATCAATACCGTCGGGGGCTTGGGTTTTGTAATCACCCATCGAAGTAATCGCTTCAATACCCAAACCTGCTGGGGTAAATTTCCTTGCCGTTTTTACCGCTGTAGACCCTAATCCCCCAACCTTTTCGCTTATCTTACGAAGCCTTCTTGGTTCTTCCGATGCTGCGGGTGCAGCCGATTGCCCTGCCGCTGGGCCAGACGATGGAGAAGCCGCGCCAAGACGTTCTTGCACAAGCTTGTCTACAGTTTGTTTAGTTGCCGGATCGTTTAAGTATTTCTGAGGAGATTCGCCAAGTTCTGTCAAAACAGCGCGAAGCATTTCGGTATATCCGACGCCGCCGCCAGCCATGCGTACCACAGGTTCACCAGAGTACATCGTGTCTTCATCAGCGTAGCCACCATCAGCAAACGCCACGATACCGCCACCGGCCATGTTCTGGATATTGGGTGCAGGTATCTGTGCAATTCCTTGGTTTTCGGGCAGTTGTGCGGGGGCCGCCATTTCTGCAATACTTGCGTCGGCTACTTTCTGTTGGGGCTGCGCGGCCATCTTAGCCTGTGCTTGCGCACGCATCTGCTTACGGGCGTTACTCTCCGCAATAGCCATAGGCAAAATGTACGGGTCGTTCTTGTGCATCGCAGCATACTGCTGCAACTGCCTATCGCCCATTGTGCGCAAAGTGGACGTAATCTGGTTAACGTTTGGGATTGCCATATTTTTCCTTACGCCATGTTCGCAATGGCCAACTCAGCCAGACCCGCTGGACGCTCTTTAATCCTACCGCCTTTAGCAATTCTACTTACGCCATAAGCGGCTGTGCCCAAACCTGCTAGTTGAGACGCAACTGACGGAGCGCTGTTGTACATCGTATTAACCGTTCCCATAGGCGTGCCGCGCATGAGGCCAGACATGAACTCAAGCTGCTGGTATGGGTGACGTTGTTGGTTCTGGAAGTCCGTGTACTGGTTGTTGAGAATGTTCTGCATCTGCTGCTGTTGCTGCGTGCCGAACTGGTTCTGCATACCAATGTTGCCCATGTTCTGGTTGTACAGGTTTTGACCCTGCGCACCAAGATTCTGGTAGCCAGACATACCCGCTTGCAAACCTTGCAGACCTAAACCTGCGCCATATTGCGCTTGCTGTGCGTTAAGTTGGTTTGCCGCTTGGCCATACTGCGCTTGATTCTGCGCGTTGCTCATTTGCTGGCCGTAACCGTACTGGCGAGACTGCTCTGCCATTTGCTGGGCGTTTAGGCCATACTGCTGGTTAGCCAATTGCGCTTGCATGTTCTGACCAGAACCGAGTTGCTGTTGAGCCAAGCTAGCTTGCAGGTTTGCGTTGCCAACGTTGAAGCCCATGTTCTGATTAGCCAGCATAGCTTGCTGTGCCAACTGTGGGTTTTGCATTGCAGCGGCTTGATTGAACTGCCCCTGCTGAAGACCGTACTGCCCCTGCATCTGCTGGTTAGCCAGATTAGCTTGCTGTTGGTTGGCTTGGTTAGCCATGCCAGTTTGCTGTGCCATCTGTGCGTTTTGCAAACCGTATTGACCACCCAAAGCTTGGTTAGCCAACGCCGCTTGTTGTTGCATCTGGGCGTTTTGCAAGCCCGTGTTGTACTGCATTTGCTGGTTAGACTGACCTGCTTGCAATCCCGCAGACTGATTAGCCAACAAAGCCTGAAGACCTGTAGCTTGGTTTAGTTGCTGTGCTTGCATGCCTGTCTGCGCACCCAGACCTTGCGTTTGTAAACCCGCGCTTAAGTTTTGCAAGTTAGCTTGCTGTTGGTTGGCTTGGTTTGCCAACGCTGCCTGCATTGCCTGAGATGAAGACATGCCGCTGGCTTGCAGACGATTTGCTTCATTCTGAACAGCGGCTTGCTGTTGATTGTTCAGGTTAGCCATAGCAGTTTGCAGACCAATTTGACCTGCGCCCAACTGCTGAACGCCCAACTGAGCGGCTAAGTTTTGCTGGCCAACAGTTAAACCTGCTTGTTGGTTTTGTCCTGCGGCCTGCAACTGACGCGCTTGGTCAGCATTAAACTGGGTCTGCGCTTGTGCGTATGCGTCTTGCAAACCTTTGGCTTGGATGTCGCCCTTTTGGGTAGCTAAATTACGAGCAGCTTCAGCATCCATGATGGCTTGGCGGCTACCGCCAAACGCTCCAGCTTTAACAGCCTGTGCATTAGTTTGTGTCTTGGCAATGTCTGCCGCACGTTGAGCTTCTCGTTGCTGAATACCCACCACGCTTTGCATGTAGGGAGACATGTACTGCTCGGCACTTTTTTGACCAAAGTCTTGTGCAGAAATGCGCTCGGCTGGCCCCATCTGGAACTGCTGAAGCTGTGGATTGTAGCCAGATTGTGCGGCTTGAATGTCGCGTGACTGAACGCCCTGAGAAGTCACATCTCTGGCGGCATCCATACGCAGCTGCTGCAACTGGGGCGCATTGACTCGTTCAGCGGCAACACGTTCGGCTTGCAAAGCGGCTGGGCCTTGGAACTGCGCGGCGTTTATTCTTTCGGAAGGGCCTGCTTGCGCGGCTGTTCCCATAGCGGCTTGAGCCGTAGGAGCCGCACCTAACTGAGCGGCAGTAGCTTGTTGACCCTGTACATCTCGGGGGCCTTGCATCTGGTAGTTCTGCAACTGAGGCGCATTTACTTGCTGAGCATTGAACTGGGATGGGTTGTACGCCTGCTGGCTTGTGTAAGCGTTGCTAAATCTTTCAGGCGTGTAGCCATAGTTACCAGCTCTTTCTGCCAAGCCTTGCAAGCCTCGAGCAGATGCCTGTGAGTAAGGGTCGTAACTAAGATTGCCCGCGGCAGTAAATGCTTGCTTTTGCAGGGGCGTGAACTGTGCTTGACGATCTTGTTGGAACGTCTGATATGGCGTTTGCGCTAACGCAGACGCCTGCCCGATTACTTCCTTGGCGTACGGTTTAGCCCAATCTGGTACATCAGATACTTGGGTCGACGTTGCTGGTGGGGATGATGAGCACATAGCTGTACCTTAAAAGGTGTAAATCATTTGAGTGGCAACTTCTTTGAACCCCATACGGCTCCAAAGTTTTGCAACGCGTAAATCAGTCATGGCAGAAACAAGCACACGCTTTACTTCTCGTTGACGCAATTCGCCAAGGGCGTAGTTCACAAGCTTCTTGCCAACACCATTACGGTGGTCTTTAGTCACAAAAATTGTGTCTTCTTGTGCAATTAAATCTTGGTTGTGCATGTCCCGTGTCAGGTACACGTTACTGTAGCCACACGCTACACCATCAATTCGTAGCACAAAAGTCAGCAAATCTCCGCGCTCACAAGCCGCACCATACTCATGTAAGCGTGGATTGTACGGAGAAATTTCAACGCCGTCACCCTTTAGACGCTCTTGCATTTCGGCGTAGTGTTGCCGATACAGGGGCTCTAGCTCCCTGTATGTGTCGGTGAATTTTTCAACACTAAATTCGTATGTCATACGGGCATCATCTTATCAGCGCGGCTGTTAACTGCAACACGATTTTTACCTGTGGTTTTCTTGCGTGCGGCTTGAATCCTATCCATCATGGCGTATAGCTTACGTGCACCCGCATCAGTTGAGCCGTTGCCCAATTCTGACACGATACGTGCAGGAATTACAAACTCACCATCGGCAAGGCGTGCGGGTTGCTTTCTACCGATCATGGCAGGGATGCTGTCGGACACGCCATCGCCGGGGCCTTTGAGCAAACGTCCACCATCAGAGTAGCTGCCTAGGTTGCTGATACCCCCCATAGCGTAGCCGGGCATACCGCCCATGGCGTAGCCCATTAAGCCGCCGTTGGCGTTACCGGCGTAATCGTAATCGTCTTCATCAATACTATTACCGTCACTATCAGCTTCTATAAATCTGTCATAGCCGCCACTATCGCCAAAATCACCACCGGCATTACCTACTTCAACGTCAGGCACAGTTACCATAGCGCCGCCGTCTGGCGTTTCTACAACGGGTGTTTCCACAACCGTAGGCTGCATTGAGCGAGTAGTTTCTGCCGGTGTTTCCACAACTGTTGTATCTGGCGCAGTCACAATAGCGCCGCCGTCTGGCGTATCTTGAACAGTAGTTTGTGCGGCAGGTTGTTGTTGTGCTATCTGGTCTGTGGCAACTTCAATATTGCCGTTATCCATGGCAGTGACACCGTTATTTGGTACATCTACAGCAATGGTTGCATCGTCTGCAAGGGTAGAAGCAGGGGCAAGTTCACCAAAATCACTGGGGTTAGCTGGGACAAAATCTGAGTCACGGACGCCTTCGCTGATTGACGCATCGTCAATGTCCCTAGACGTATTAAATTCTGAGTTATAAAAGCCAGAATTATCAGGCTCAAATGGTGGTGGCTCAAGCTCAGGCATAGAATCTGGCTTATTGCCAGTTAAATACCCTAGCTCATCGTCTGTGTCTATTATTTCACGCTCAAGTTTACTGACAGCATCTTGACCAGCTTGGTCGTACGGGTCGATTCCAACTGAAGGGGTATTACCCACACTTGCAGTACCCATGGAGGAGCTAGCACCGCCACCGCCACCACCATCACCACCACCGCCATCATCGGTCAAAATACGGGCTTTTGGCAAAGAAGATTGCGTTTGAATCTGGGGGCGATAGCCGGGGCCGTTGCCCATTAAGTAGTCGTATGCTTGACGAGACGCGCCTGTCAGGTCATTGGTTCTGCCTGTTGGGTCTGTACTTGTTAAGTATCTTAGAGCATCATCCGATGACTTTGTTTGACCACCCTCTGCATACAGGCGTCTAAACTTTGGCGCAAACCATTGGCGCTCACCTGTAGGTGCGCCGGTATAACTACCCTGTGGATCGGGGTTGCGGCCTACGTCATATTCGTATTTGTACTGCTCGGAGTCAGATTTGTATCCTGAGCCTGAAGGTGGGGTCAATAGTGGGTTTGCTAATGCCGCTGTTCCGTACTTAGCCAATCCTTTTAAACCGCCAACGCCAGTGGCTTCCACGCCATCTTTGGCGGCTTGTCCAAGGAACGCGTCGCGCCCTGCTGGGCTGTCCACCAGACTCTTCAGACCTCTACCGGCTTGCTTAAAGTTGTCTGTCATGGTCGCATCTGCGGCTTGACTTTGGAATGCGTTGCGTGCTGACTCTGTTCCGTATGCAGGCGAATAGCTAGAAGGGGCAGGTGTGACTGTTGGTGTGGCTGTTGCAAGCGGAGTAGTAGGCGCAGAGACTGCGGCTTCGCCAAACGCACCATACTGAGTGGGCGTTGCGGCAAAGTTTTCATACCCAGCAGGCACGGGTACGGCTGAACGCAACGGTGCTTCACCAAACGCGCCAAAACTTGACTCAGTAGGCGCAAACTTGCTGTAAGCAGACGGGTCAGTTGTGAATGAAGTTGCTGCTTCAGCAGAGACAGGGGCAGCTCCGGGTATAGAAGCTTCAGCCGCGCCAGCGGCAGAAAGGCCAGAGCCAAGACCCGCACCACCGTAAGCGCCCAAGCCAGCCATCAAACCTTTTTTCAAGCTACCAGAAGCAACACCGTATCCGGCTCCGGTAATACCAGCGGCCATCAAGGGAGTCAGCGCACCGCCAGAAGCAATAGACAAACCTGCACCAATCAAAGTTGGCAGTAAGTTAGACAGGAAGCCAGCTTCGGGTAAACCCGTAGTAGGGTTAATGGTCAATGAGCCGCCATGCGCCATGGCCAAAGACTGGAGTCCAGCAACTTCGCGAGGTGCCATGTGCACCAGCATCGAGTCTGGGCCTCGGCCTTGGGAGGCCATGTTAGTTGCAAGGGCTTGAAGGCTCATGTTAGACCTTTACTTTCAGTACGTTTCCGGCGGTAGTGTCATAGTAAACATCTCCCACTCGTAGGTTAGCGTAGTCAGCTTGAGTTGGCAAACTAATCACATAGGTATTTGGCGTAGTGGGGTCAGGTTGAGAAAAGCTCAGACCTGCTGTTATTTTAGTGCCATTACGCTGTGTTGCGCCAGAGATTGGCCCCGGATTATCCAACTGATTGAAATACAAAAACATTACCCGCAGGAGTTGCTCCATGTAGGCTTGCGTGTACTCTTTGGGCGGGTTAGGTAAGCGTGGGGCTATAACGTTTGCTTGTGCCATTAACCACCCCTTCGGCCATCCGGCCTAATGTCCATACGCGGTGCGCCCAACTGCCACGTTACGCCAAGCGCAGTAGAGTCAATCTTGAACGCCATCTGGCGACCGCGCACACGGGTGTTGATCTGCCCAGTAAACTCTTCTACCGGAATGACCGCTGTGCGTGTTACTGCGCCGCTACTACTGCCCGCAACCGATTGTGGGTTGTTGTACCCAGAGCCTGAGTTCTGCAAGGGTTGCAAGTACATCGTAGCCTGTGGGCTTGTAGCTGTGGAACCACGGAACGTAATGTCTGGCAGAACACGCCAGACAAAGCCAAAGTTGTGGCCGTCACCAATATCAAACTGTGAAGAGCTAATGTACGCCTCGATCGGCAAAGCAGTGCCAGTAGCGTTGTCGTCTACGCCTTGTTCATGGTTCACCACGTTGTAGTTGTACGTAGCGGCAAGTGGGTAGTTGCGAAGACCAGAATCAAGCCAAGCCGTACGCGCCATCATGCCGTAGTACCAGATGTCTTCTTCGTAGTTGTACACAACGTACTTGTCTATAGCATTTGAATTACTAGAGCAGTAAAACCACCAGACTTCATTAAAACCTTCGTTGGTGCTTGCAAACACCTGCTCGTACTGAGCCGAGTTGATGTCGCTAAAAATGTACTGCCGCAGATCACAGCGCAGTGTCTGCACACGGCCATCGTATTTGTAGAACTTGTCCACGCCCATCCAGTACGTAACACCCGAGGCAATGGCGGCAGCGCTGGGGCCTACGATTGAGATACTGTCGGCAAGAAGCTGTGAACTCCACACATATGGGGGGCCAAGGTATTGGAGCGAATATAAAGAAGAGTCTGTCCAAACCAAAATCTCTTGACGAGACTGCAAGGCTGTCACGATGCGTGAGCCGTGCGAGAGACGAACACTACCTGCTTGGTTGGTAATTGCAGGTGTCCACTGCACAGCATCTTCTTGGTCAGACCAACGAATCAGCATCGGGTCAAGGATCGTGTCACCAATTTCGTTTGTGCCAAAAACAAGTACAAAGCGGCTGGTGTCTGAGACCAGCAAGAAGTTTTGGTGTAACGGCACATCAGATGCACCAGCAAGAGAAGAAAGCAACACGCCACGGGTTGTTAAGCTGGTAGCCGCGTCCCAGTAGTAAATATCTTCACCGCGTGGGCCAAAGATCAAGTTCTGACCAAAGTTACTTTGGTTCCAGATACGCAGCGCATCCACAGATGTGGAGCCAAGGCCCCATGTACCTGAACCCCAAGAACTAGCGCCCCAACCCACTAAAGGCACTGCATATTCAGGGCCGGGATTGATTTGATATGCAGCCACAACAGCCGCGCCCCCACCCGTAGTAGTTGCATTAGCCGCAGAGGATGCCGTGATATTGTATGTAGAAGTACTTACGCCAATCGTTGAAAGTTGGTATTCGCCATTAAGGGTCAAGCCGCCCACAGCCGTTGCACCACTGAAAGTTACAAAAGCGCCGTTGGTAAACCCGCCCGTAGCGTCAGTCACGACTACTGTGGTTGAGCCAGATGTCGTAGCAAACGGGTTGTTGCCAAGCGTTGCAGGGGCTTTACGCAAGGGGGTGATGTCGTTGTACGCCCCGCCGTTCTCGATGTAAAACTTAAGGTGTGTGCCCACGCCCAACAGGTTCTGGCTACCAAGCGTTACCCAATTCCAAAGCGAGCGGCATACACCCAAGAATGTCGTGCTAGAGATGCGTTGCCAGCCGCCAATCTTCTCTGGTGTGCCTTGACGGAACCGAACTTTGTCGCAATCATACCAACCACCTTCGGTGGTATATCTAGTATTCTCCCGGTTTACACCGGGCTTGAACATGATCTTTTGTAATGGCATGGCTTATTTTCCCATCAATTTGGGTGTGCATCAAGCATACAGCCGTGTGCCTGTTTTGTCGATAATCAGCGCTTGTTTTCTTGGCTTGGCATCTGGCGTGTTTGGGATGCTCACATGAGTCCAGCGGTCAAACTCACGGATAACCTGATCGTAAGGCAGGCCAGACGCAATGATGGTTTTGACCACTTCGTCAGGGGTCAGTTGAGGTACTCGGATGTCCACAGCACAACCAATGCGATGCTGGCTAGTATCTTTAGAACCAACAGCATCATTGACTTGCTTG